GCCAGCTTGTGCCGGTGGTGACGGGCACGCCCAACAGCACGAAGAATCTGGCCATCCACCGCGATGCCATGATCCTGGCCACCCGGCCGTTCCGCGACCCGCCGGCGGGGTCCGGTGTACAGGCGTCGACCATGATGGACCCGGAGACTGGCTTGTCGATCCGCGTGCTGTACCAGTACGACATCGGCAACCGTGGCGTACGCGTCGGGTTCGACATCCTGTACGGCGTCGCCGTCCTGCGGCCGACGCTGGGCGTCGTGGTGCTGAGCTAATCCGGTCCCGGCGCGCGAGGACCGGGACGACCGGTACCGGTAGGGGCAGTCGCGATGGCCGCGTTTGTCGTCAACCCGGGAGGCGCGGTGCACTCGGTCGAGGACCATCGGGCGGAGGCCCTCTACGCCGAGGGCTTCCGCCCGGCCACGGCCGAGGAAATCGCCGCCTGGTACGCGATGCAGGGGCTGGACGTGCCGGCCAGCCTGACAGGGAAGGCAGGGCAGGCAGGTCCGGCGGGGGTGACCGATGCCACGAGCGAGCATGGCGGAGCTGATCAGTCGGGTGCGGGGGCTGGTGGGCGACGCCGCCGGCGCTGACCAGGTCTTCCTGGACGACGAGGTGCAGGCGGTGCTGGACCGCTACCAGACCGTGGTGCGGTACGCCCGGTTGCGTCCCGAGCCGACGCCGCTGCCCGCCGGCGCGGTCGAATACCGGGACTACTACGCGGCGGTCGGCGACTGGGAGGCGGACGAGCTGCTGTACGACGCCGCATCGCAGCCGCTCACGCCGGCGAGCGCCGACCGCCTAACCGGTCACTGGACGTTCGCGAGTCCCGGCCAGCAACCGCCGGTGTACATCGTCGGCAAAGTCTACGACGTGTACGGGGCAGCCGCCGACCTGCTGGAGCGGTGGGCGGCCAGGGTGAAGTTGGAGTTCGACTTCTCGGCCGATGGGCAGTCCTTCAGCCGGTCGCAGAAGGCGCGGTCCCTCCTGGAGCTGGCGCGGGAGTACCGGCGCCGCCAGCAGCCGGCCACGGCCGTGCAGGCGCGGGCCGACGTGGAGCCGGGGTCGTGGGGGGTGTGGTCGTGGTGATGCTATCGGCGGCCGACCTCGCTGCCATGCGCGCGACGCTCACGGAGAGCCTGCCTGATACGGCGCAGGTGCAGCGGGCGGCGCGCGCGCCGGACGGCATGGGCGGGTTTATCGAGACGTGGACCACGGTGGCCACCGTCCCGTGCCGCCTGGCGCCGAGCGGAAACACGCCGGGCGAGCGGGTGGTGGCCGAGCGGGTAACGAGCGGCGTGTCGTGGACGCTGACGCTTCCGGCACAAACGGACGTCGCGGCGACCGACCGCGTCGTCGTCGGCACACGCACGTTCGAGGTCGTAGGCGTGCTGGCACCGCGCAGCCACGAGCTGTGCACGCGGCTGGTGGCGGTCGAGGTCTAGGTCTAGGTCTAGGCGAGGGGCGGAAACGGGGTGGTGGCATGGCCGGTGGGGGTGGGGTTGGCCTGACCGTGCAGGTGCTGAAGGACGAAATACCGGAGGCCGTCCGCGAACAGAAGGTCGTCTTATCGGCCCTGGTGCGGCGGGCGGCGTTCGAGATCGAGGCTCGCGCCAAGGTCCTCGCGCCGGTGCTTACCGGGAATCTGCGGAATTCGATTCAGACCGACGTGGAATCCGACGGGCTCACGGCGCACGTGGGCACCGGCGTGGAGTACGCGGCGTACGTGGAATTCGGCACCCGCCGAATGGCGCCCCGGCCGTACCTGGCGCCGGCGGCGGAGGCGGTGCGGGCCCAGATCGGGCGGCTGGTGAGACGCTGACGTTGCCGTTGCCGGTGCAGGTGCAGGCGACGACATGGGGCAGGGGCAAGGCTGAGCGGGTCCTATGAGCCACGAGGTGCTGTGGGTGGACAGGTGGCTGTACGGGTTGCTGACCGGTGACCCGACGCTCACGGGTCTCGTGGGAGGTCGGGTATACGGCTACGTGGCGCCGGACGACGCCGCCCTGCCGTTCGTGGTGTACAGCCACCAGGGCGGCAGCGACGTGCGTGGCAACGGCCCCACGCGGTTCATGGTCAGCCTGCTGTACCAGGTGAAGGTCGTCGGTGCCGGCGCTTCGTTCCAGCCGCTCAAGCCGATTGCCGACCGGCTGGACGAGCTCCTGCAGGGGGCGTCCGGTACGGTCAGCGATGGTCGGGTGCTGGCGTGCGTGCGCGAGCAGCCCGTTGCCTACACCGAGGTCGATAACGGGGTCGTCTATCGCCACGCCGGCGGGCTGTGGCGAATTCACGCCCAGGCCGTCTAGGTCCGGACGGTCTAGACGGGCAGAACAGGCTTAGGGAGGTCAGCGCGATGGCGGAACGGTCCGTTCTCACGCAGCGGGTCCAGCTCGGGCTGGAGAGCACCTACGGCACGGCGGTAGCGGCCACCAAGCGGCTACCGTCGCTGGAGTTCACCGTCGGCGACAATCTCGAAACGCAGAGGTATCGCGGGTCGGGGTACAAAATCCCAACCATCGTGGCGCCCGCGCGGGAATGGGCGCAGGGCGATGCCAAGGGGCCGATCACCTACACCGAGATCGTGTACCTGCTGGCGTCCGCGCTGCGCACGCCGCCGTCGCCCACGCAGATCACGCCGCCCAGCGGCACGGCGTACCGGTGGACCTTCACGCCGACCTCGAATGCGCCGGACGCCTTCAGCAGCTTCACGCTGGAGTATGGCGATAGCAGCATCGGCCACCGGGTGGCCGGGCTCGTGTTCACGAACCTGAAGCTGGACATCTCCCGTGAGCGGGCCGAGGTCAGCGCCAACTGGATCGGCAAGGCGCTGGAGCACCCGTTCACGCTCACCACGAGCGGCGTGACGGACCTGAACAACGTGCCGGCCATCGGCACGCAGTGGGCATTCTTCATCGCCGATACGCCGTCCGGGCTGAGCAACACGGCGAACAAGTTGACGCGCGGCTTCAGCGCCAGCTTCACCTATCCGGAGCGCTACAGCCCGGTGTGGGTCGTGGACCGGGCGCAGTCGAGCTACGTGGCAATCGGCGAGAGGCCGACCGAGCCGACCGTGGAGATCACGCTGGAGGCGGACTCGGCCGGCATGGCGTACCTCGCCAACGCCCGGCAGGGCGACCGCCGGTACATTCGCCTGCAGGCGCTGGGCTCCACGATTGAGGGTTCCACCACGTACGAGCTGACGATTGACCTGTCCGGGCAGATCACGAGCATCAGCGCCCTCAAAGCCGAGGACACGGTCGTCGCCATCACCTACACCTTCACCGTCGTGCACTCGCCGACCTGGAGCAGCGGTCAGTACATGCAGGTGCAGGTCGTGAACACCCAGACGTCGCTGTAACCGGGACGAGGACAAAGGCAAACGAGAGGCGATATGCCATTAGACCTGTTCGAGCTGGTCAATAACACGCGGACGATCACGGTGCGGTCGGAGTCGTTCGGCGTCGAGTTCGAGGTCACGTACGCGCCGGCGGAGTGGACCCAGCCGCTGCAGCGTATGTGCCTGGACGCGTTCCGCAACGACGAGGCGACCGAAGGGTTCTCCAAGGCGCTCTGCCAGCTTCTCAAGGGCTGGCAGGTGACCTTCAAGGGCAAGGCGGTGCCGATCGTGCCGGAGGTATTCCTGGGCACGTACAAGGCGGACGAGGGGTTCCGGTTTCCGCTGAAGCTGGTCGCGGAGATATTCAACGCTATCTGGGCGGACATGAACCCAAACCCTCCGTCGTCCGTCGATTAGCGCTGTACCTGCATAGCGGTGGAGGTCTCGGCGAATGCCCGGACTGGTATCTGCACCTACGCGCCGCGCGGTACCTGGGGGTGGCGCCGTGGGCGCTCCCGCCGGCTACCACCGAGACGGCGCGGTGCCTGGTGTGGCGGGAGTGGGCGCTTGCGGCAGAGTCGGCCGAGGCCCTGGCCAGGCAATGGACGATAGAACGGGGGTAGGTCGTGGCCCTTGAGGTCGAGCGGCTGCAGGTCACGGTGACGGCGGACACGGCTGATTTCGAGCGGGCGATGGGCCGTGTCCGGCAGGAGTCGCACGGTCTGGGCAGCACGCTGCGGGGCGCCATCGGGACGGCGGCAGGATTCGCCCTCGCCCAGGTCGGTGTCGCGGCCTTCGGAGGCGCTATCGCGTCCGCCAAGGGCGCCGTCATCGGGTTCAACGACCAGCTTGACCGGGCGAAGATCGGGTTCACCGCCATGATGGGCTCGGCCGAGCAGGCGGACCGGTTCGTCCGGCAACTGCTCGAATTCGCCCGCACCACGCCGTTCGAGTTCAAGGGGCTGCTCGAATCGAGCCAGCTTCTCATGAACTTCAAGTTCCGGGCCAGCGACGTCATCCCTATCCTGACCGCCATCGGCGATAAAATGGCGGCCTCGGGCCGCACGTCCGAGGAGGCCATCCGGCGTGTGGTCATCGCCCTAGGTCAGATGAACGTCAAGGGCAAGGTCTCGGCGGAGGAAATGCTGCAGCTTACCGAGGCCGGGGTGGATGCCTGGGGCGCCCTCGCGAACGCCATGGGCGTCACGACCGGCGAGGCCCAGAAGATGGTCGAAAAGGGGCTGGTGCCGGCGGACAAGGCGATCCGCGCGATCCTCATGCAGATGGAGAAGGACGCGCCGGGCGCGATGGATAAGATGGCGGCCTCCTGGGCGACGGCGTCGTCCAACATCCGCGACAGCCTCACCCAGCTTACCGCCCAGGCGTTCCGGCCGTTCTTCGACCTGCTCACCGACCTGGCCAACCAGATCGCGAAGGCCCTGGGCAGCGAGCCGGTGCGCCGCTTCGCGGCCGAGGTAGAGGCGGCGCTAGGACACCTGACGACGGCCATGCGGGCGCTGTTCCGGGGCGACATGTCGACCGCCGCCCGCGAGTGGGACACGTTCGCCAAGATCGCCGAGGTCGCCATCCTCCGCGTCGAACTGGCCCTGGTGAAGGCGGCCACGGCCGCCACGCCGTTTGCCAGCGCGATCCTGCGCGAGTTCGTCAACCTGTCCGTGCAGCTTGCCGTCTGGGGCATGAACCTGATGGCGTCGCTGGCATCCGGAATCGTGCGGGGCGGCGTGACCTACGTCGTGGCGGCGGCGCAGGCGGTGGCCGAGTGGATCGCGGCCTTCTTCCGGTCGCTCTCGCCGCCCAAGCAGGGGCCGCTCAAGGACATCGACGTCTGGGGCGCCAACCTGATTCGCACGCTGCTGGAGGGAATGGAGCGAGCGGACCTGTCGGCGCTCGAAACCGTGGCGCGCACCATTCGTGACAAGCTGCAGGCGGCGGTTTCGTTCGGCCAGATCGGCGAGCTCGATGTCGTGCCGCGCCTGGTGCAAATCCAGGCGCTCCTGGGTGACGTGCTCGACACGCTTGCCAGGGGCGAATCGGTCGCTGAAGCCTGGTGGCGGCTCATGGACGCGGTGGGCGGCGTCGGCGCGGGCATGCAGGAGTTCGTGGCGGCCGCCGTCAATCTGGCGCAGGTCGAACGGGAGCTCGACGCGGTCAACACGCAGATACGGGCAATCGACGACCAAATCCGGGAGGTCAACCGCGCCTGGGAGGACGCCAAGCGGCCCATCGAGGACGCCATCCACCTTACCGAGCGGTATTACAACACGCTCATCGAGAACAACAACCGGGCCCTGCGCGCCATCCAGGCGCGGGTAGAGGCGGAGACGGCGGCGGAACGGGCCAAGTTGGCGGCGATGGAACCCGCGCTCGCGGAGGCGCAGCTTGCCGTGGAGCAGGCGAGGCTCCAGGAGGCTCAGAACGCACCGCTCAAGCGACGGCAGGACATCCTGCGCGACATCGCCAAGACAGAGCAGGACCTGGCGAAGGCGCGGCGCGACCAGGCGCAGGACGTGGCGGCGGCGGAGCAGAAACTCAAGGACGTGCGGGAGCGGTCGCAGAAGGACCTCACCGCGAGCGACCCGAGGACCCGCGAGGCCGCGCTGAGAGCGATCGCCCATGCGGAGCAGGAGCTGGCGAACGCCCGCGAGGACCGGGCGCGGCGGGTGGCCGACCTGGAGCAGCGGCTCGCCGACCTGCGCCTGAAGCTTGAGAAAGAAGGCGTTGAGACCGCGCAGGACCGGCTGGCCGTGCTGCAGGCCGAGCGGTCCGTCGTCGAGGCGCAGGCGCGCATCAAGCAGGCGGCGGTGGCGACAGAGAAGTTCAACCTGGAGGAGCAGAACCGGCTGCTGCAATTCCAGAAGGACGAGGCGCTCGCGCCGCTCAAGGACCAGCTTGAGGACATCAACGAATCGCACGCGATGGCCGTGCGCATCCTGGAGGAAAACAAGCGGCCGCTGGAGGACCAAAGGCAGGAACTTGAGCGGCAGCGGGATGCGCTGAGCAAGGTAATCGATACCGTCTCGCGGCGGGCGCGGCTCGAGCGCGAGGTCGGCGACCTGCTCGACCAGCAGCGCCGGCTGTTGGAGGAACAGGCGGGACATCGAGGGGGCGGGGGCGAGGGATTCGGCGGACCGGCCGGGCCGCTTGAGTTGCCGTTTGGCAAGCCGCCCGAGCCGCCCAAGCCGGTCAATGTCGAGGAGGAAATCGCGAAGGCCAGGGACCAGCTCCGGGCCGAGCTGGACAAGCAGAAGGGTATCCTCCGCGACGCGGTCAAGGAGGGTATCAAGTCGGCGCTGTCGGACGGCGTCCGCGACGCCTTCCACGCCGTGTTCAGCCCGGAGACACTCGCCGTCGTGGTAGGCGGCGCCTTCGGTGCTGCGGCGGTGGTGTTCTCCGGCGGCAGCGTCATCTGGGTGCCGGTCCTGGCCGCCATCGGCTCGGCGGCGGCGCTCGCCGCGTTGCATTTCGGCGAGAAGCTGGGCGAGGGGCTGGTCAAAATCTGGCCCAAGGTCAAGGACGCGCTGGACAGGCTGTGGCCGGCGGTCGCGGCGGCGATGAAGTTCACGCCGATTCTTGGCCCCATCGTGCAGGCGTTCGAGATGGCGGGCGTCGACGTCGTCGACGGGTTCATCAAGGGCTTCCGGGCCGCGCTTCACGCCGTGTGGACCGTCATCAAGGGCGCCGTGACCGGGATTATCGACCTGTTCAAGTTCTTGCTCGGCATCGAGTCTCCCTCGACCGTCATGGCGGAAGAGGTGGGCAAGCCGCTCATTGAAGGTCTGTGGAAGGGCGCCAAGGCGGCGTGGGACGCGGGCATCGACTTCCTCACCGGACTGGCCCGCCGTGTCATCGAGGCCGTGGGCGACCTGTCGGAGACGCTCCTGGACCACGGCAAGGACCTGATCGGGGGTCTGTGGAATGGGGCGAAGGCCGTGTGGGAGGGGGCGAAGGGCGTTGCCGGCTGGTTGACCGACCGTGCCAAGGCGGCGGCGGAGGCGGTGGGCGATCTCGCCGAGACGCTGCTCGACCACGGCAAGGCGCTCCTGCAGGGGCTGCTGAAGGGGGCGAAGGCGGCGTGGGAAGGCGTCGAGGGCGTCGCGGGCTGGCTGGGGCACCGCGCGGTCCAGGCCGCGAGCGCGGTGGGCGACCTGGCGGGCACGCTAATCGACCACGGCAAGGCGCTCATCGGCGGTCTGCTGTCGGGCGCCAGGTCGATGTGGGATGGTGCGGGCGGTGTGGTGGAGTGGCTGAGCGGTCTTGCCGGCCGGGCACTGGCGGCTGTCGGCGACCTGTCGCGCACCCTGTGGCATGCCGGCCAGGACCTGATCCAGGGCCTCATCAACGGCATCCGGTCCAAGCTGCCCGACCTGGGCGGTGTGTTGAGCGGCGTCACGTCGTTTATCCCTAAAAACAAGGGGCCCGAGGAACGGGACCGGAGGCTGCTTGAGCCGGCGGGCCGGCTCATCATCGAGGGTCTCGCCCGGGGCATGCTTGCCGGTCTGGACCAGGTCGACCGCGCGACGCGGCTGGTTACCGACCGTCTCACGACCGGTCTGTCACCGGTCACCGTGGCGGGCGCGGCCGGTAGCGGTGCCGCCCTTGCCGGGACCGCGCCGGCGGGTGGTGGCACCACGGTGATCGTGCAGGTGCAGGGGCCGGTGTACGGGTTCGCGAACTTCCAGCAGGCGGTGGTCGAGGCGGTGCGGGAGGGGCTGCGCACGCGGGCGCTCAGCGTGCGGTGAGCGGTAAGCGAGGCAAGGTAGTCGGTGGCGCTCTATCAGTTGCGGGTGGACTGGGGCAACGACGGCACCTACGGCCACGCCCTGGCCGACATCACCGGCGACGTGTTGGAGGTCAGTTGCGTGGCTGGCCGGGAGCGGCCGTTCGAGTTCCTCTCCGGCAGCCGCGTGGGCGAACTGACCGCCCGGCTACGCAACGAGAGCGGAAAATACTCGCTGTTTCAGACCTCGTCGCCGCTGGCGGGCTTGTTGCGTCCGGGCAAGCTGGTGCAGCTCCGGCGGTATGTGGATTCGTCCACGGGCTGGGTGCCGCTGTGGACCGGCTACCTCGACCGCATCACGCCCGACGCCCTACTGCCGCCCACGGCCCAGCTCCGGGCGCTGGGGCCGCTCTCGGTCATGGCCGTGCGCACCGTTTGGACGGCGGCGCTGGCGAACGTGTCGTCGGACACCGCCGTCACGGCCGTGCTTGACGCGGCCGGGTGGCCCACGTCGCGCCGGCAGGTCAACCCGGGGAGCAGCACGCTCGTCCGCCATTACACGCGCGGCGAGGACGCGCTGACGGCGCTCAAGGCGATTGAACAGGCCGAACTGGGGCTGATGCGCGAGGCGCCGGACGGGAGCCTCGTGTTCGAGGGGCGTGGGTACCGTAAGACGGGCAGCCGCCTCACCGTGCAGTGTACCCTTTCGTCCGCGCCCGCCGACCTGGCAGCCGGTGCGCTTGCCTATCTGGACCTGCGACAGGACGACCCCGTCGAGTCGGTGGTCAACGAGGCCACGTGGTCGATCCAGCAGTACACGACGGGGGCGCAGCAGGTCGTGGCCACGCTCACCGAGGTGCCGTTCACGGTGGCGCCGAATCAGAGCGTGTCGTACACGCTGCAGTACCCGCCGGCCGGTCAGTCAACCGAGGGGTACGTGTCATCGTGGGTGACGCCGACCGTGGGCACGAGCGGCACGGACATCATCGTGTCGTCGACGACGGGCATCTCCGTTACCCTGACGAATGCGCTTGCCACGCGCGCGACGGTTACCATAACGAACAGCAGCGGGGCGGGGGTGACGGTGAGCCAGGTGCAGCTCCGGGGCACGCCGGTGACGCCCGGCACGACGACCGGCGTCGTCCAGAGCGACAGCGGCTCGCAGGCATCGTTTGGGCGCCGGGCGGTGACGGCGCAAAGTTCGTGGATCAATACCAACCAGGCGCGCGATTTTGCCCAGGCCACGGTGAACCGGTACGCGGCGCCGGTGCCGACGGTGACGGTGACGTTCGCGGCGGAGATGAGCGCCGAGCACGCCCGCCAGGCGGCACTGCGCACGGTGTCGGACCGCGTGAAGGTGCGCGAGCCCATCGTGTTAGGGCTGGACATGGAGGCGTTCATCGAGCGGGTGGAGCACCGCATCACGCCGGACACGCACACCGTGTCCTGGGTGCTCGCCCCGGCGGTTGCCGAATCGGCGTGGGTGCTGGGCACGTCGCAGCTTGGCGTGGACACGAAGCTGGGATTCTGACTGCCCGACCGTCTGACCGGCGGACCGGGAGGTACGGGCAGTACGTGAGGGGATGGGATGATGGATAGTCCTGACTACTCTGACCGCATCGGTACCGTCCGCACCCATGCGTACAGCACCGTGCAGGAGCTGGTGCGGGCCGTACTGCACCAGCGTCGGATGCTGAACCACCTGGCGCCGGAGCCGCCCGCGCCGGACGCGGTGCACGACGGTGCCGAGGCCGTGGCGTACGTGA